GTTCGCTGAACTCACCAATGTCTTCGACCTCGAACAGCAATCGCAACCTTCCAGGAAGGTCAAACGTTGCCAGCTCGACTTCACTGCCAATATCCCTGAGTGCTTGATTGATGGCCCTTACCAGATCTGGATCATCATACACCGTTCGGAAGAGTTGAAACCCCTCCCAACAATCAGGGATATAGGAGTAGAGTCTCAGAAGAGACTCATTAACACTCCGACGTTTATGTCTCTCAGGAAACACCTGACGTTGGAGCACCTCCTTCATTGGACGGCGGGCTCTACCGTTCATCCAATAATGGCCCAAGAAATACACCTGGTTGTTGAACTCGTCAACAGGCTGGCCAGCCTCATCCAGGTCTGATTCGCGATAGGAGTGTGCAACCTCACTCTTCTCAACACTCAGTGTGAAGCCCAGCTCTGCCGCGGCTCCGGCCAACTTACTCAGAGGAATACGCTCGTCACGCGCTATGATGACGTCGTCTCCCAGAATAAGAACACTATCACCAGGCACCATGTTGCCAGTAACACGCAGCCACATGTACTCCGTCACGATCAGGTTCACAACCGAATCGATCAGAGAAGTAAAAGGATTTCCCGAGGGAACACCTTTGTGCACCTGGTAGATCTTACCATCTGGGGTAAGGAGTTGCGAATGGATGAAGTCGTTCTGGATCCGCTTAAACAGGACCATCTCGTCATCAGTCATATCTAGATAGGTCGACAAGAGACCAAAAGCATCATCTATGATATGAGCTGGTATCGAAGCGTCAAACCCAGAAAAATCTAGGGAATAGACGTAACGATACTTCGAACGGAAACCTTCGACTAGCGCGATCTTGTCCCACTGTCGGAGTCCGTACGCGAACGGCCGCCTTCGCGCCAGTCTTTTACTGACTGGTTTCGAGAAACGCGAAGCCACAATAGTCGTAGCAATCGGGGCCATCCAAACGAGACGAGTTTTCGGCCCAGAAGGCCCAGGTTGAACGCGACGACCAACCAAATAGGGGTCAAAACCGGACTCACCAGAAGCGAGTCGGCGAGCACGTTGTGTCCCGGCATCCAGGCAAAACTTATTGCGAGTGAAGTAAGGAGCCCCAGCAAACTTGTCATGATGAAGATGATTCTCAACCACTTCATCGATGCTGAAAACAGGGTCCCTTCTCGATGTGTTACCTGCGACGTGGAACGCAGCAGAAACTGCGAGTCCATAAACTTCTGGTCGCCAGGAACCATCGCCGCCCGGTACTGTATTCCCACCTCTTCCAGTGGGAAGTACCGTTCGTTGTCGATCAGACTTCGTCCAATCAACACCGCTAGGTGGCGATCCACCCGATGCGGTCTCCCGCTCGTATCCCAGATCGTCTGGAGTTCCGGTTGGGATTCTTTCCTGGGCTTTCGCCTTCCGAAAATTCCTCGCCTCACGGACTGTTGACGACCGTCGCGCTCCTCTACCGCTTTGAGACGGTATGTTGATGGCCGCTCTCGCTCGTCCTCCACACGAACAGGGTCCGAGTCCTGAAACGGAAAACTCTGACGTAGTTCCGTCTGGTCCTCTACCCTCGAGCTCTCCATGGGTTCCATGAACAGGGCACCCAAATTTAGAGAGTCCCGTTTGTATCCATTCGGGTGATGTGACACTTCGGTTATCCTTCTCTACGTCAAGCTCAACGCCTACCGTAGATCCACCGTCGGTTCCAAGCTGATAAACCTTCCTGAGTAGCGTGTAATCGACGGCAGCTCTCTCGATATTACGCGAGAGCCATTCCTGCGCTCTAGCCCAACGTGAACTAGAACTGAGGTACTTACCGAGGAAATCAATCCCGG